CAGGCAGCGCAGAGTTAGCAGCGGTGCTGTAAGCTCTCTGCTCGTTCTCGGTAAGAGCCTTGCCCTGCAAGGTCTTGAGCCAAGCGGAGCGGTACTCCTTGTCCTGGTCGAAAGTGTCCGCAGCGCGGGCGGTTACGGGGTTAGGGATTTCGGTTGCGGGAATAGTGCCCGCGTTAATTCCCTCGATAGTCTGCTTTCTCTTTTCCAAGCCCTTATACTCGGTGTCGAGGTCGCGGAGCTCGGTTGTGATTGCGTCGAGGTCAACCTCGCCGCTGCCCTCGAGCATAGAGCGGAGCTCTGCTTTACGGGCGATAATTTCGTTCATACGCTTAATAATTTCGTGCATAGTTCTTTTCTCACTTTCTGTAATAGATTTTTTAGGGTTTAACAGTAGGTCAAAGCTATTAGCTTTTGGCGGCGTGCGCGTTCCTCCAACGCCCTAAACTCTTTCTCGTGCTCCTCCGAAAAAAAGCTCCTTGCCGCTGTAATGCTTGTTTCGTTGTATGCGGGAAAATCCACCGCCGAAACATCAAACAGCTTTTTTATTTTAGTTATCGTCCTTGTGTGGGTTTCTCTGTCATAAGAGCACTCCCTCACAATAAACGAAAAACTCATTTTATCAACGCGGCGTTTCATAACATCACGGTGTAAATTGCGGTGCCGCTCGTCCTCGCTGTCGAGGTGTGCCGCAATGTCGAGTCCTCGCTCGGTAATGGTGTAATCGAGGGACTTGTTACGAGTGCGAGCGTATACCGTCGCGTCGTTCTGTCCGTGATTGCGGTTAAAAATAAAGTCCGACATATCGCAACCGTCAAGAGCTCCGCGAGCGATAACCTCTTTGTACTGTACGCCGTCGATTTCACAAATAACGGTAGGCGTATCAAACACAATAGGGGTACCACGCAAAATAAGCTCCTTATTGTCGTTGTCGTCGAGTACAGTAAACGGCGTTGCCGCTCTGTATTCTCTTTCGTTTGGCTTATAAGGCATATTTACTCGTCCTCCTCTCCGTCGTTCTCGCCCTTTTTCGGTGCCGCAGCGGGTGCGGGGTTGCCGCCGTTAGCGTCGTCGCCCTCTCCGCCGCCCTCGGTACCGTCCTCGGGTGGTGTGGTTTCTTTTCCCTTGTCGCCTAATTGGTACTCGTCCGCTTTATCGGCATTAACCATATTGAGCGTTTGTACGCGGCGTTTGCCCTCCTCGCCGCCGATAGGCGGAAAGCCGAGCGTTACTAACGCCTGGTCGAGCATTAAGCCGCCGATTTCGGAGAGGTACTTAACTGCTGCGAGCTTGTCGGAAAGTTTCGCATATTGGAGCTTGTTACCCTCTGCAACAATCAAATTACCAAAGCCGCGCTCCTTGCGGGTAAAGAAACAATTTGAAAAAGCCTGCTCAAGCTGCATAAAAAACGGTCTAATTTCGCCCTCGTAAAAGTCGTCCTCTTGCTCGGGTGTCGCCTTATTCTGCACAATGTTTTCATTGGTGCCGAAATAGTCGTAAATTTCGCCTTTGATATACAAGAGCTGCCCTTGAGGTAGGGGCGTTTGCTTGTCTGTGATAGGCGTATAATCGTACTTGTTGTCGGTAACGATAACGCCCGCGCCGTTGTTCTCCATTTTGAGGTTATCTCGTATAAAGTCGTCGCGGCGGCTCTTTAAGTCCTCGTTTTTAGTGGAGGCAGCTACTTTCAAAATACCGCGTACAACCGCCACAAGCTCGGCAAACTTGCTCATAGATTGGTTAAAGGTGTTTGCCGTTTTCAAAACGGGCATTAAAGCCTCGTTATTGCTGCCGAAAAGCTCGTTATCGGCAAACATTGAGCCGATATGTATAATATCCGTATACGGGAAAGTGTAGGTTTTCCCGTTGTAAAAGCGGAATTTCAAAAAGAGCTCGCCCTGGTACTCAAGCAGCTTTATTTCCTGGGCGTTAATGTTGTACATTGCCTCAAGTTTTCCCGTGTATTCGTTCCACACGGGGAAAATAAAAGCGTTGTTATAGAGCTTGTATTGTGCCGCTGCGCGATAATAAAATTTATAGGCAGTAGTAAGCGGGTTAGGCTGATACTGCAAAATATAATTAAGCGAGCTGCTCTCAACATCAAGCAATTTTCCGTCGCCTTTGCGGATATGTCGCGGCTGCACTCTCGCGGCTCTGCGGGCGAAAGAGTGAATAGCAGCGCGGACGGTGTTTACCTCCCAGGCATTGCCCGAAAACGGTACAAAATTCGATTGGTAGGAATTGAGGAGCTTATACTCGGTGTAGCCCTCGAGAGATTGCGGCTTTTTACCGAAAATAGCCTCAAAAAGTCCTCGTCTTTCTTTCATTTTTTCACCCCACATTGTACATAAAGTCGTCGTAATATTTTACATAGATAACCCAAGCATTAAGCAGTGATACCGCCCCGTCAATTCGGCGTTTGTCGGTTATCTTAACGGGTTGAATGTTATTAACTCCGCTTTTCTTTACTGCCGTATTTGATAGGCACCAAATTAAAACGGGGTTTTTGTTGTAGTTTACTATTTTGTCAGCAAAAGCCGCTCCCATTTCGCGCATAGGTTGACTCCAGGTAAAAGGTCCCTGCGCTACGGGCTCCATAGTAAAACCGTTGCTTTTCATTTCCTCCACCCAATAGCCCGCTAACGCTCGGTCATAGCCGACTTTGAAAGCGTCTATTTTGTGCTCGTCCCGCATTTGGCAAAACCATTGTGTAACCTCGGTAAAGTTTACACGGTTGCCGCTGCATATAGTGAGCAAGCCCCGCTCCGCCCATAGGCGGTAGGGAGCCTCGTTTGTATTCTTTTCCTCGAGGTGCTCTATACGCGCCTGCGGGAGGAAATAATGCTGCAAAACATAAACCGTATTGTCGGCAGGCTTGCGTATTAGCAGCGTTGCCGCCGTCAAGTCGGTAGTAGCCGAGAGGTCGCAACCGCCTATAGCGTAGGTGTTGTATACCTCCGACATATCGAAAACAGCGTCGTTTTTAATTTGGTCGTAAGAGAGCCATACGCTGTTATCGTTCTCGCGGTAGTTAAAGTCCTTGCATAGCACGCCTGGCAAGTCTGCGGCGTTGTTTTTCGCTCTCTCAACGAAAGCGGCAAGGGTTTTATATTGCTTGATAGCTCCAAGCCCAGGGTTAGCCTTAATCCACATTTGCGGGTTAGTCCACTCGTCGCGGCTGTCGATTTCGTAGAGGATAGGTAAAAAGGTGTCGTCCTTTTTCTTTCCGTCTGCGAGGTCGCAGGCAAGCTCGTACATATTGTCGAAAATGCACTCGCGTACCGTGCCCGCTGTCGTAATCATAACGACAAGAGGTTGACGGCGGCTCGAGGTGGATTGTTTCATAACCTCGTATAGGTTTCTATCGCGTATAGCGTGGAGCTCGTCAATGATAACGGCGTGAGAGTTCAAGCCGTCAAGTGTATTAGAGTCCGAGGCGAGAGCCTCAAAAATTGAGGAGGTAGCAGGGAAATATACATCATTTCTCCGCTTTTTAACAACCGCTCGCAGCTCGGGCGATTGTTTAATCATATTGACAGCCTCGGTAAGTACCTTTTTTGCCTGGTCTTTTTTGGTAGCTACGGAGTATATCTCCGCTGCGCCCTCATAGTCGGCAATCAGCATATATAACGCAATGCCCGAAAGCAAAGTAGACTTACCGTTTTTTCGTCCGCATAAAAACATTGTTTCACGGAAACGACGGTAGCCCGTGTCTTTTTCAAGCCAACCGAAAAGCAGTTGTATAAATGCTTTTTGGAATAATTCAAGCTCAAGCGGAGCTCCGATAGTTCCTTGCGATTGCTTGCAAAATGTTTCGATAAAGAGTATAGGTCGCTCGCCCGTTTCCTCGTCGAAATAATACGGAAAATCGGCAGGCGGTGCCTCCATTTCGGAAATAAGCCGAGAGTAGACGGCTTTTACGCGCCTACTCGTGATAATGTCGCCGCACTCTATGCGGCGGTAATATTCTTTAACCCAATTCAAGCCTTTTTAGCTGCCTTTGTGGGTTTCGTGGCAAACATCATAAGGGCTTGTCCCGCTTTGTCCGCCTCCGTGCTCGGCGAGAGCTCGGAAAGCTGTTTAATGGTGGCATTATAATTCTTTACCATTGCGTTATAAGGCTGTAAAAGAGGGTGCGCCCTCTCGATAGTGTAGGCACCCTGCGGCATTTTAACTACGAGCCCGTCCTCGTTGATTTTTGCCTCCATATCCTCCAAAGAAACGAGCATATAAGCCGCTCTTTCAATCAATTTTTTAGCGATTTCGAGTTGTTCTTTGGGTAGATTTTTGTAAATTTTCTTAATTCGGTTGTACTCTTTTTTCTGTCGCGTATATAATGTATCGTCCAAGCTAAAACTCCTTTCTTTGGTCTTTTAGGGTGGGGGGTAATACACACAAGGGGCGGTCATAAAAGGGGCTTAAACACGGTTCATAAAAAACAACATCAAACTTTTGTAACGGGGGGGATAGCTTGCAGCTTTTCGGCTGTGTATTCCGCTGCTGCGTGTACCTCAATCGCTACAACATTGATAGCGTTTAGTATTAACTTTGTGCCCTCTACGGTATCGAGTATTACGGTGCCCTCCTCGAGTGCTGCTGCGAGCTTGTCTTGAAAGTCCGTAGTAGTTGCCTCGACATTGAAAGACAATGCCGCTTGACTCGTGTATATAATTAACTCGCATACCTTGCTCATAGGTAGCCCTCTCTTTCTACGAGGTTTCCCTCGTCGTCGAACATTAGCCCCGCTGCTGTAGCAGGCTGTCCCTCGTGCTCTATAGCGTGGCACTCTCTGCACACAAGCTCGAGGTTGTCCTCGGATAGTGTAATACTCGGGTTGTCTATGTTCTGTGGTGTAAGGTGTGTTTTGTGGTGTACTATTTCCCCAGGCTTACCACACCGTACGCATAGTCCCATATCCCGCTTGTATATATATTCCCTGGTATCGCGCCAGGCTTTGCTTAAATAAAATGCCTTTGCAAAATCTCGCATATAACAGCGTCCCGCCCTCTCCGCCGTTGTAGTGTTATATCTGCTCCCAATACAACGACAAAGCGAGCCGCTTTGCAGCAGCTCGCTTAACCGTCTATTTCTACGGTATCAGTTTACCACCACAAAAAGCAAGTTTCTATACAGCGTTTTTTCAAACGCTAAATTGAGGGCATAGCCGAGGCTCCGTAGTAGAGCAACGCAAACTCCGCTACGGCTCTATTTCGGAGGTTGTATACCGTTGTAAGCGACTCGATATAAAGCTCCTCCATAATCGCCTCTTTTGAGCGTTTCTCGATATACCACAAAACAACGACTTTTTTGTGCTCCGCGTCGAGTTGGTCTAAAATGCCCTCAACCTCGGTAAGCGTGCGCTGCGTTTCTGCGATATTTCGGGAGCACTCCGAAAGCTCTAAAAGCTCGTTTAGAGTGTCGCTCACAAAATGCGAGTCCGTAAAAGGCTTGCTATAGTCGATAGCCCCAGGCTCGCGAGGCTTGCCCTGCTCAATTAAGCGTTGCTCTCTTTTTTGCAAATTTTCTAACGCCCTTTTGAGCGTAGGTACAGAGGCGAGCACTTGCTCCGCCGCCTTAAAGTAATTCATAAAATCACCTCCGAAAAGTTTATTTATTTTCCCGTGCTGCCAAAGCCTCCCGCTCCGCGCTCGGTGTTTTCGAGCTCGTCTACTTGCTCGAGTTCGGGTGTAAAAATCGGCAAGAGCACAATTTGGCTGATTTTGTCGCCTGCGTTTACCGTGTAATCAAACCCGCTATTGTTATATAGCTTAACGACGATAGAGCCCGTATAGCCTGCGTCGATAACGCCCTCGCTTGTAATGCCGTGTTTAACATTTAGCCCGCTTTTGCTTTTCAAAAAGCCGACATAGCCTGCGGGGATTTCGATATGTACGCCAATATCAAAGCAGGCGGACTCTTGAGCGGGCACTATTTGCCGCTCCCTGGCGTAAAGGTCGTAGCCTGCGTCGGTGGCGTGAGCCCTGGTAGGCATAATCGCGCCGTTATCAAGTACAATTCTCATTTTTAACCCTCCTAAAATGTTACTGTTACATTGAGCACCGCAGCGGCAAGCCAATAAACAGCGCGTTTATAGTCTTTGCCGATAATGCACATAATCGCCGCTCCCACATCAAGCAGAATAAGAGCAACGGGAAAAATATACATAGACATTTTCTTTCTCTCCTTACTGTCGTTCATAGGTACCTCGCTTTCGGCTCCGTTTCGGAGCAGGCTTTTTATACAAACGGACGGTTAAGTAATAGCCGCCGTTTATTTCGTTGTAGTACGGGCTTATATCCGAGAGAGCGTAGCCCTCGTATAGCTTTTCGAGTTCCTCTCGGTTATCGTAGCCGCTGTCGTGAAATTGTTTAACCTTGTATTGAGGCAATCTGCCGTCCCTCTCGGAGGTTGTCGGTTGCTCCAGGTTGCGGGACGCACACCAACGCTTGCCGAGTATAGGCTCTTTTACGAGATATACGGCAATACCCGCTATACCGTTGTCGTCAAACTGTAACGGCTTTGCGGTTGTGTAGCCTTTTCCCCAAATTTCCGCAAGGGTGTTTATATCAATACCGCCGCTCATTACGATATGGTGGTGCAATCGTCCTTTTTTGGAGCCTTGCTCTGTAACTGCTACATACTTGAGGTCGGGCAGCTCGTTTCGCTTTCGGTACCGCTTGACTCTGCGGAGGAAATTTTGTAGCTGCCTTTGCGCGTCCTCGGGCGTTGGCGGCTCGTTCTCGGGGCTGTATGTTAAATCAAACCTTATGTCGTTTTTGGTAAAATTCGTATTAAGCAGGCGTATTAACTTACGCTCGGCGTTTCTTTGGTTGAGTTTCTTTTGGGTTTCGGTGGTCGGTTTACGCTTTCGGCTCCGTCCGCGCTGATACTCAAATACGGGGAATATGTCAACCTCCAAATATTCGCCGCAATAGTGTTTCTTTTCTCTGTATAGGCAACGCATAGTTTTAACCTCCGTGTTTTACTCTTGGGGCTCTGCCCCAAACCCCGAGGTTTAACGCTTTTGTTTTCCATAAGGGAATTTATAAAAGGCGGAGAGGGCAGCACATACTCGCTCCGTCCGCAATCTCTTACGCCGATAATTCATAACGCGCTCTATCTCACGCTATAAGCAAAAGCCTTATTTATCTACTCGGGTTATCTGTGAAAGACAATAGAGAGGGCATATATAACCCGCTCGGGTTTATTCTCTATTTGGTCGTTAAGTTATTATCCATTACGAGCCCGAAATAGAGCCTATATTTGCTCTTGTTTCTATTGACTTTTCGTTGCCCTTGTGCTATAATTATTAAAGGTAATTGAGTAGCACAAGAGCGGCTACGGCGGCTATCACTCGGGCGGAGTGGTAGCCGCTTTTTTATTACTGTCGCTGTGCCTCGTACTCGTCCGCTTTTGCGAGTACCTTTTTGCTGTAGGT